TTATTTTGGATATTTACAGGAATATGGTCTTTGTATGGATTTTCTGCACTAGCACCTTATATTCCTAAGAATATTTCGTATAATATTTTAGATTTAATATCAAAGAATTTTATGGAAATTTATTTATCAGTAGTATTACTTATGGTAATGAGAATTTAAATAAGTATTTCATTAATATTTGCAACAGTCCATTCATTATTTCCTATTAAAGAACGCTCCCAATCCCATATATGTATTTCGTCATCAATATTATACAAAACTTTTACATTTTGCTTTAATGGTCCAACATAAATATCCCATAAATTAGCAGGAGCTTCATTTTGTAATTCTTGAATATCAAAATATCCAAAAATTTTATCATTTGACTTTGCATATTCAATTAATATAGAAGAAGTTAAAATTTTCACATCCGGTTTTTTAAAAATAATTTCTTGTTTATCTTGTATTTTATTAATATAATTTAAAGCTCTTGATAATTCAGGAGTAGTATAATTCTTTTTAATGAAATTTCTTTTATCTTTAAAATGATGGAAAATAGTTTCGTAACCCTTATTTGCACCGATTAAGAACTGTGGTTCATTGAATTTAATTTTTTCCTGGATCTCATGGTCGAACATATTTGGTTGATATTTATATTCAGGAAGCGATTTTAATATGTTTTTTATATCGTTTTGACATCTCCAGCCCCATGGAAATTTATTTGGTTCTATCACTTGTAATGTATATTTATGAATTAAAGGCATTAATTTACAATTTTTCATTATTTATAAATAAACTATATTATTTATAAATTATTTTTTTTTACAAATAGTTCTAATACATATATTATTTTCGTCTTTATATTTCGCCATATTAGGACCTTCTTCTATATATAAAATTTGAAAATTATTTTCATATAATATTTTTTTTAAATGTTCAATATCAATATAGTTTCTATAATGGTCTTTACCAAAAAAAACTTCATTATCCATATCTTTTATACTTCTTGCTTCAATAGCTAAATATGCGTTCTTTGGTATTGTCTTTAAAAATATAACTTGTTCATTATTAGTAATACTATGAAAAGTAAATCTAGAATAAATTAGATCATAATTTGTTTTATCATTATCTATAAAACTTTCTATCTTATAATCAAAATTGATTTTGTTATCAAATATAAATCCACAGTTATCAACACCAGTAACATTATATATTTTTGATAATTCATTACTATCTCTTCCATTTCCACAACCAGAATCCATTACATTTTTTATATTTTTTATATTTTTAAAGTAATCAATTATAAAGAAACAAAAGTCGCTTGGTTTTTGAATATTAGGTTTATTTTCATAAAATTGTTTCCAATATATTTTTTGATCACTCATTTAATATATAATTATATTATATATGAAGACACATAATCGTTTTAATACTATATTAGTGTTATTAATTATTATTCTTTTAGTATGCATGGGATATTTAATATATTTACAATTTTTTAAGAATATAGAAGGCATGGGAAATAATAATTCTCAAGAAAAATTAAATAATACATTAATTAAAATTACCAATTTATTAAATGAAAATAATATTCATGATTGGTTTATTGGATATGGAACATTATTAGGTATTGTTAGAGAAGATTCCTGTATTGAGAATGATGATGATATAGATATTATTGTTAATGTAAAAGAAAAAGATAAAATACATAATATTTTAAAAAATGAAGGTTTTACATTAGACCATCATACATGTGATAGAATAATTAAAACAAATGAAACAGATGAATATGCTTCTGTTGATTTTTACTTAAGTGAAGTAGATAATAAAGGTAATTTCAAAGATAACTGGGAAAATGTTTTATGGAGTAATTGTTATAATTCAGAACAGAAGCTAATTATTTATCAATGGAAAACTACGTATTTGCATTTACCAAATGATTACAAAACTAAATTAGTAAATAGATATGGAGAAGACTGGAAAACTCCACAAGACACGAAAGGTCCTAATCCACCTAAAGAAATTATTTAGAGTTGATTTGTAAATTATTTATCTCATTAAATTATATAAAATGAAACGACAACGACCACCATCACCATCACCATCAGAATCATCCTCTTCTATATTCAATCTATCTCGCTATATGCCTTCATTGAACGGACAGCCTGACCCGAGAGCTGCTAAAAAAAAGAAGGCAGAGGGCCTCATTGAAGAACATTATCAAGAACATAGAGGGCCTAGTAGGATGATTGACGAGAGAAAGGTTCGTCATGTATATAATGCATTATGTGATGCAATTAATTTAGATGATAATGACGAAGACAAAGAAGATATAATAGAAGTATTAATACATGATTATCCACATATAAAAACAGGTCCGGCTTACGGAACGGACGAAAGAACGTTATTAATGTATACTATTAATCAGTTTTTTTATCCTGAAGAGAATTTAAAAAGAAAACTACACGAATCCTGCGATCCTGAACTAATATTAAATACTCTTATTGCTTCTTATAATAGAAATAGAGTTGGAAAAGAAAAATTTAGTATGAATGAAAAAGTTTATACAGATGGAGATACTGATTTAATCAGATTAGTAAAACCAGATAATTGGGTATGGATAGGTAGTTTGAGATATCCTTATAATATGCCTGAATTAATTGATAGTATTTCAGAAATTAAGGATTTAGATTTAAGACAAGAAAATGATAACGGAAAACCTGCATTTTTAGTGCTTGTAGAAAATATAAAGCCGTGCTATCAAAAATGTAAGCCTATAAATGAAGGCAATCTAAATAAATACATGGAGGAAATTCCTTATCGTATAATAAGTATGTTAAAGACTGCTACTCAATTAATAAGAAATGACAAAACTGCTTCCTATACTCTAAGAACACAACAACATTTACAAAGCGCAATTAAAAGTATGATAACATTAATACCAATTATTGATGAAATCCACGACTACTTGCACGAAGTAGTAGGAGAACTAGAACAAGGTTGGGATGATTTATTCGTTGAAATTATATTAAACATTCCGCGTGACCTTGAACTAAGTAAATATAGTAAAAAACTAAAATTTGTAATGAAGAATAGAATATTTAAGGCGTGTATTAAAAAATATTTGATATCTTGTTTAGAGGATAGACACTATTTCGAAGATAATCAAGATTTAACAACAGCTGCAATAAATAGCATGGGAAATATACCTTCAAACGAAGAATATTTTAAATCTATTCGTGATAATGCACTTAACAATTTACAGGCCGAATATGATAATAGAATTCTAGATGCAAGAGCGACAGAACAGGGTACTGGTGAAGGTATTATTCAAGCTCAGCAAATAGTTGATGAAGAACAAGTAGCACGAGAAGAATTAGAGAATAGACTACCGATGAATGATGATGGAATGCCTACTGAGGAAGCTAACTCTGAATTTTTGAATCAGGCAAATGAACAGGGGGTTAGAGCACAAGTAATGGAACCAGGCGTAATAAGTAATATAATGCAATTTTCATCACCAAGTGGAAGAGATGTTCAAGTACCTCAGGAAGAAAATATACAAGACCCTTTTTGTAATTTTGTTCTTAGAACGGCAAATAACGATAATATACATGATATAGTTGAGGGAATACATAATTCAATTATGTTGTATATAGGAAATAGAATCTCTATTAACACAGATACAATAACAAACAACAAAACGATTCTGGGTATGTTATACGAAATTATTGATAATTACAGAGGACCAATGATTATAAATAATGTTATATATAATTGTCTGTATAGACCTTTGGGTATAGTAATAAACAATGAAGATATTCATCCAAAGCTCGGAGAAATTTTTGACAATTTGCCTGACGATATTCCGAGTAAGGAAGAATTTATAAATTTTCATGAAAATAAGATAAATGAACTACAACAGATGTCTAATTTTCCAAATTTACCTAACTTTCTTTTGACAGCAATGATGGAAACTCCTATAGGTGACGATTATACTGTTTTTCTTTCTCGTCCCAATGAGCTTGATTTATTTCATGAGAATGAACCGCAAACTGTAGGAATTTTATGTATTAGAATGTATGAAAAAGTATTAAGAGAACATTTATATAATTCATTTTTTGAAAGAATGAGCACTTATGAAGGGTTTAACGAAATAATCTCTGTTGAAGAAGAACGAATCAATATTGTTCAAAACCTGGAATTCGTTTCTATGGAAGACTCAATATATGATGAATATCCACGTGATAATAATAATGGAGGTAAGAAAAGAACACATAAAAATAAATCATTAAAGAAAAACAAGAAAGGACAAAAAAATAAACGCACAAAAAAAAATATTGGAAAAAAAATGACGAAAAAGGTAAAAAAGAATGCGAAAAAGAAAAGTAAAAAAAGAAGTGTAAGATAATTATTACTATAGATAATAATAATTATGTAATCAAATATAAAAAAAAATATTTTCAGTTTGTTTATTTTTTATTTTTTCAATTGGGTCTTTAATTAATGGGCATTTGGAGTAAATATAGGTCCAAGAGCCATAATCAATAGTTTCGTTTTTTTCTGTTATATCTTTTGTGCATAAAACATTGACCATTTTATCAGCAACATTTTCGCTAATAATATTTTGTCCAAATAACCACCATTCATTAAAAGTTTTAAATTTAAAATCAGAGTAAGTCATGTTAATTTTATTAGCTTGCATTTGATTTAATTCTTGATCAATTTCATTAATAAATCTAGAATAGCTATTTATTTTCTCAATTTCATTTTTAATACCATAACTAATTTGGTGTTGCATAACTTTTGCATATTTTGTTATATATCTATTTTTACAACCTTGTAATAATACAAAACCCATACTATAAGCTTTTTCAGCAATACAACTAAGATTATACTTTTGTATTTCGTTTAAAATAACATTGCCACTTTCAACAGAACCACCAGGAGTATCTAAATATACATAAGTATTGTTTTTATTTTTCTTTTTGTTTAATTCATAAACAAAATTAGACGAAGTAGTATCGTCAATAGAACCTCTAATAACTAAGAAGTTATCGTTATGAAGCTGAATATTTCTAACCTTTTCAGCATTTGTTAAAAAAATAATAAAGACGCAAAAAAGTATTAAATGCATATATATACTAAATTATTTTTATCTAAATATCAATATAATTAATTTTCTTAATACAATCATCTAATATAAATAAAAGCTCACGAGGATGCATTGATAAAAAATATGTTCTTATAGATTCCATATTAATTTTGATTTTTACCAGTTTCAATGAAGGTATATGCACTTCTTTATGAATTTTATGAACCCAAAACATATAAGGTTCTTTATAATCGTCATCTTTTAGTATATAATAATGAATATATGCTTGATTAATTTTACTAAAAAATTCATTTAATACAAAATCAATATTTGTAAAATTATCTTTAAAACGTGAAAACATGTCAATAAATTGAAAATTTTTCTTAATTTTTTTGAGACATAAATACATGTATAAAATATTATTTGGAATGGAATCATATCTTTTTATAATTTCAAAATCAGTAGTTTCTAATTTTGTTTCCATACCAGAAGCATGTGTTAAAATATATTTATTAGGCATATTATCTGAATTTTCACTTTCATACCATGGGTCCATATAAGTTTTAAAATAGTATTCTTTTGGATAATATATAATACCGTTTAAATCTTGCAAATCAGATTCATATGATATTTTATAAATATTTTTGATAGATATAATATTATTAAAATTTTCAATCTTAAAAACAGTAATTAAATAAATTTTATCATTTCTAATTTTAAAATTATAGTTATATTTTTTATTAAAAAAGTTCAAAATATATAAATCGTTAATATTATCTTTTTCACCTCCTTTTAATAAATCTATAAATTTTCTATATAATTGAGAAGAGGGTTTTAATAGAAATCCTTTTCTTGACCTTTTATATTTTGTTACCAAAAACCATTTATCAATTCTATTATCATAGAATAAATTAATCAAATCACCATCAATAAATTCTGTAACTAAAAATTGAGCATCAAAATAGTTTTTTATTTGTGAATTAAACTCTGTGATGAAAGATTTGAATGACATAGTTTTGGGTCCCATAAAAGATAACATGTTTTTTTCTGGATATGAGAAAACAACATTTTTAAAAATACTATTTTTACGGTCATTATAACACAAAACAGATTTATCGTAATTTAAGATTTCATATCTTTTAAAATTACTATTTATTAATGTGGATTTCACCTTGAATTTATCAATATTTTTTCTATCCAATAAAATAGGATATTTATTCATTTTCATTTATTATATTTTTTTCTTTATTTCCATTCATTTATATTGTTAATACATTTTCAAAAATATAATTTAGATGCATAATATATATTTATTTATATATTATGGAAACTCAAACTGAAAATATGACAGCAGATAATATGAATGAACAACCTTTAGTTTTTGAATTAGGAGATATTATACAATTGGAATCACCAAGTCATGAAGAATTTCATCAAGTTGTTGCATATATAGATTATATTGATAATTCCCAATTATGTTTAATAGACACTGCTTCATCTAACAAAATAAATTTATTATTAAAAGAAGATGGCACATTATTTGAAGAATCCATTACCGCTATTTATTTATTAAGTAGAAGTAAAGAAAAAGGATTTGCTAGACAAAATGATTTACTCGTAAATAACTGGGTAAATTTAAAATTTGGTGGAGAAATACCTCAGTTAATTACTGGTCAAATAACTAATTTAGAAGAAGATATGATTGAAATAACAACTTGGCCAGAATTAAATGTTTTTTACATCAATTTTGGATATAAAGGAATTCCACTTGATATTCCTCTACAAGAAATCACTCTTCGTGAAAAGCCTATGCAATTAAAGAATGTATCTTCTCTAGCAAAATTAAAGGAACCTGTTAATGAAGATGAAGTATTAGATGAAAGCGAAATGCCTTCAATGGAATACAATGATATGGGTGAATCAGTTATTAGTATACCTGATAATGCTTTACCAGATGAAAACTTTAAAAATAAATTAGAAGAACTGTATATTGATGTTGATTCTATTCAATTTGGAGAAAAATTAGAAAAGATTGCTCAACTAGTAGAAGTTCCAGAAAACGAGAAAAGATTTAGTATTGAAGTTCAAGTAAATGATATGATGGATGAACTATTATCAACCATTCCAAATCATTTAAGAAGTAAAAGTGTTCTTGAGAACATACATAAATTAATTGCTAGATTTAAAGAATTGCGAAATGATTTTTCAATTGTTGATAAAAATGGCACGATTAACGATTATAAAAAATATAATTCCTATTACAAACCGCTAGTTGATAGAATTCACAAAATAGATACAAATTTAAAATGGATCATTCCTGTTGTTAAACAAAGAAACAAATTGTATCCTTTAAAAGAAGAAAATGAAATGGATTTTGAGAACAATAATGATTATGTAGTAGAAACAGTAGGAGATTTATTAGATAAGATTGAATCAAAACAGGAAAATTATTATCAAAAATCAAAAAATAATTTTGATTATGAGACATATGAAAAAGAAATGAGAGAATTAACTGTTCCTTTTGAAACTACTTTTGAAAAAGATAACGGGTTGCATTTTTCTAGTGTATTAACAGATATTGATGCTATTGTTGAGAACTTGGAAGATTTTCACAGTTCTGTTTTTAAACAATCAAAGATAAAAGGCAACTATATGGTTTCAAAAGAAAAATTTTTGATTCAAAGATATAATTTAGGTTTGGAAAAATCAGGTGAAACAATCTTAAAAAATGGCAAATCTATTTTTAAGAAAGAATCATTAACAGATAATGATGAAATCTCTATTCATTCTCTTTTAATGCTTCCTGAACCAGCCATGCGTTATTCTGAATTGTATTTTCCTTCTACATCTATACTAAAAAAATCAAATTTGCATTTTGAGTTTTTCTCTTTATCAAAAATTCTTAAGAACAATAAGGAAATCGTGCCTCATGTAATAGATGATTTATCAAAAGAATTTTCTTATTATGAGCAAAAAAATACAGAAGAAAGTAAAGAAGGAGAGGAAAAAGAAGAACAGGAAGATGATGATGATGAAGATAAGAATAAACGATATACTGTAAAAGAAAATTTCTTTAAACAAATGCACCAATTTTTATTAGATGAAAATGCAGTTGCATTAACAGATGATAAATATCATGATTTCCTTGAAAATATTATTCCAAAAACAAAAGTATTGACAGAAATAGTAAGAAAATATGTAAAAGATAAACTATCTTTTTATCATGTGATTAAAGAAATGCAACCATTTATGGTTTATTCAGATAATATTAGTTATAAACAATATCTATCAGTAAGAAAATTAATAATTGATAAAATAAAACAACTAAAAATGAACAATGAACAGAGCAACGATGATTTGTTATTTATAAAGAATGCCAAATTCAATGTAAATAATAAGAGAGGAACCGTAGCTTTACTTTTAAATGAAAAAGAAAATATTGCACAAAATGTATTAGACTTATATAAGTTAAATGAAAAAAGTTCTACACATGAATCCATAAAGAATATGTATGACATGGATCAAGGTAAATTATATTTTGAGGTATTACAATCAATTATGTATTCTTTATTAAATCCTGAGAACCTTGTTTTTTCTTTATCAAATGTGGAAGATGTAACTGAAGTAGAAAAAATCAAACCTGATAACTGTGGAACTAAGTATTTGTCCAAGAAATATACATCTATTGAGGATTTACAAGAAGATAATGAAAAAGATATTTTCTTTGATTTTCCTCTAGATGATACACCTTATTCTATATTAGAAAAGTATAAAGATGAACAAGAAAAAATGGACGAAACACTTTTTATGAACTTTTTAACAGAGAACCTTATAGCAAAACATGAATGTTTGGATGAAAAGGCACCAGAGTTGGCAAAAACACTTATATCTGGAAAGAAAAGGGTTGAAAACGGACATTATGCTGTTCTAGAATTGAAACCAAAATTAATGGATAATATTGATGAAAGCAAATTAACAGATAAAGAGAAAATGGAAATTGATATAGAAAGTGAAATTAAAAAGAAGATTACTTATTTTAAAAGAATTAATGATGTATGGGTTTCGGATGATTCGTTAAATGAAAATTCTTTTATAGAGAATAATGATTTGTTTTGTAATATGAGTGAATTTTGCTTTAAAAATAGAAAAAATAAACAATGTGAAGATAAATCAGTTGTGCAAGCTAGATACAGAGATTATACAAAGCAGAGTTTAATGGATGAGTTTGAGAACCGTTTTTCAATGACTATGGAAGAAATTGAACAAAAAATAGAAAAATATATAGATGTTTATGCAAACAACATCAAGAAACTATACAGAAATAAAATGATAAAAGAAAATGCTTCAAATAATGTTGCTTATCAATTATCCAATTATGCAACTGATGAACCAGTTGTTCTTTCACCTTTTATTCATATTCGTGATAAGATCTTATCATTAAGTGATTATCCAAAGAAACAAAACTATATATGTCTTTTTGTAGAAAAATTCTGTAGAGCACCATTAGTAGAGAACTTAAAAGAGCACCAATACTGGTTTTACTGTAAAAAGACAAATAGTAAATTATTTCCATTCAGTTTGTTTGAATTAGCAAAAACATTTATTGATAATGGCGATATTGAAACACAAACAAGTTTTATTATAAAGAAATATGGAACTGAAAGTGACGATGGTGATGCTATTGTTGATAAATATAGTGGATATATTTTAGAAAAGAAAGAATTGGTTTTTGAAGATAAATATAATGAACAAGGACAAAAAGTATCAAGTCATGAAATTATGCAAGAAGAATTAGGAGAAATTACTGTTAAGCAAATGAAAAATGTAGAAAAGGTATATGAAAATGAATTAAATCAAATGAATTTTAATATTTTAAAATCTTTATGCACAAATATAGGTATCAAAATAAACACAGTTGAAGAATTTGTAAAACCATTAGCAGTAACTTTTTGTGAGAACCCTAATTATATTCTTACTGAAGAGAAATATAAAAAGAAAAGTGAAAAATTAAAGAAACAAGATAAGAAACCATTAGGTCCTTATGTGCATTATAGAAATGAACGAAGAATTTATATTGTAAGTTCTCTATTACTTGTTGCTATACAATGTTCTATTCCTTCAATAACTATTAGAAAGACATTTCCAGGATGTATAAAAGCATTTGATGGTTATCCAGAAACAGGTATTGAGAACATTAACGGTATTAAATACATGAGTTGCATATTAACAAATATGAAAAGTAAATTTGAACCATGGAATTCTATTGAGAAATTGAATCAAGAGAAAATTAGAAATAGATTACTAGAAGTTGTTGAAAAATTCGTATCAGGATTGGCTGAAGTAACTGAAAAATATAATAAGAAAAGAGAATATTTGGAATTACACCCTGAACACAGTGTTCCAGATGAGCACGCTATAGAAAAATGGAAACATTTTGCACCTCCTTTAAAAAATACAAATGTGTCTAATCAATTACAAAATGTATCAACTGATTTTGAAAATGAACTTACACATAATATAAAAAAGAGTTCTAAAAAGCAAGATGTAATGATAAATGTATTAAACAATAAAAATCGTATTTTTAGTTATGGATTAAAGGATGTAATTAACGATATTGTATCAGACAAGACATTATTATTGAAAACAAATTCTGAAGTTCCTTTCTTGGAAAATGCTTGTTGTAATGAATCTTTATTAGATGTTATACCAATGGTGTATTTTTCAAAAGAAGAACCATTAATATTACAGTATATTCAACATATGAGTAATAATCAAAAAATAATGAAATATGTAGATGATATATCTAGACCTCAAACTTTATTTCATAATGCTCCTACCCGAATAGTTTATCCTTCATTACCTACAGGTTTTCTTGAGAAGGATATTTATGAAACAATTATACATTATTGTAAATTAGATACAAATGAACCTATACCAGAACAATTAAAAGAAATTATAGATGAAAAACCTAGTTATTATAAACCAGAACATTCTATAGATGAAAAAATAGTATTGTTTAAAAAGAATGGATTGCGTTTTGGTGTATCTCATCTTCATAGATTATTAAATATTGTGAATAGAAAGAATATGATTCATGTAACTCCTTTCAAACATTTTGAAAAAATACATGCATTTAAAGATGTAATTGAAACAATCATTGAAAAAGAGTCAAATATTATTAAGAAACCTTGTTTGGAACATTTATTAACTATTATTGAAGAACATGAACCAACAAAAATGTATTCTGATTTTACAGAACATAATAAAAATTTTCATAATTATTTGGAAACAAGTAATAAAAATATGAAAAATATTGTAGATAACTTTTTTGAAAAATATGGTAACTTAAAACCAGCAGAATATTTAAAAATGAAGGAATATTTAAATAAAATTCATAAATGGGAGCATAAAAATGATGATATGTCTAACATAGAAAATTATTTTAGAGAACTTTTCCATCATATTTGTGTAATATATCCTACATTGTTAATTAATAAAAGTAATATAGAAACAAATATTCCAGTTAAACGAATGAAATTATCGGATAAACATGCAACACATTTGCAGAATTACTTTCAAAAACATTATGCTGGATTGGAAATTTATAAAGAAGATGCAATTTTATTAAAGTTATTAGAAATAATTAGTGAAGATTTGAAAGATGCGTATAAATTTATTGAGCATATTCCTATTTATAAACCAATTACAAAAGAGGATATATCCTTTTATTCATTCTTGAAAGATGAAACATATAATCAGTTATATCTATATGTATTTTATAGTGTATTAGAGAACTTTATAGTTTCAGTAGAGAATGAAGATTTGATTATAAAACAAACATATTTACAAAAGGAGAATGCTCAACAACAAATAGAAGAAAATAAAGATGCATCTAATTATATTGAATCTGCTAATTCTCTTAGTAACGAACTGAATATAGATAGAGTGGATAACTTGGATGAAGTATTAATTTATACTGGTCAAAAAGAAGAATTAAATAAAAAGGTTGCTAGCTATATGTTAATGTTCTTACAAATAGAGAAACATAATAAAGATACTATTAATTTATCTTATGAAGCGATTATGAAGAAAGTAAATCGTGCAAGAGAAAGAGAGAAACAAAATATGATAGGTAAATTGCAGCAATTAAGCAAGGAAGAAAGAAAGGTAGAGGATAAATTTAAGATGTATAGACTTGATAAATGGAATGTAGGACAGCAAAAAGCATTAATAGAATACGATAAAAATGTGTATGAAAGAGAAGTGAATGAATTAATAGAACAAGTTGCACAAGAGGTAGGAGGTAATTTAATGGATGTAAATCAATATGAAGGTTATGAACAAATGGAAGTGTTTATAGAAGATATAGAACAAGAAGAAGAACAAGCAAGAAATGAAGAAGATAACAATGAATTTGCTAATTTTGATAATTTAGGAGAACATTTTATGGATGGACAATATTATGAAGAAGATATTGAAAACGATTTTGAATAATTTTTTATAAATATATTATAACTTATGGATTCTTTAAAATTATTAGTTAGGAAAAATAGATTGCAATTTGCCATTGTTTTATTTTTAATTATTTTTACATTTATACATATTCAAAAACCATCTTTATTATATGAAAATGACGGTTCATTTCGTCAATTTGGAGTAGGATACAGAAAGAAAACGGTTGTTCCAATTTGGTTAATTTCTATAGTAGTTGCTTTATTATCTTATGTAATGGTTTCTTTTTATTTAGCGAAGACATAATAAATAATTTTTACTATTTATTATATAATGAATCCTAATTTAATAGAATATTCAACAAAGAGTTTTGTATTAAATAAATTACAACAATGTCATGTTACCCGAGTTAATATTTATTCATATATGTTAAATATAGGAATAGTAGTGATTTTTATAATCATACTTTATTTAGCTTTAACACATTCAAGAAACAATAAATTAACCAACGCAGAAAGAAAATATAAAGCAATGAAAGAACAAGAACATATTTTATCTAAGATACGATTTTACAAGGAGTTACAAGAAAAAAATAAAGATAGCATGTATTCAAACATAACTGATTTACCATCTATGCAATAATATTTGTTTATTTAATATATATATAATATTTATTGTTTATAATGGATAATATTCGTGAGCTAAGAGGAGAAATTTTAATGAATAATAATGTTGCACAAGACGAGTTAGAAGTAATACTTGAGAACTCTAATAAAAATATCAGAGAATTGAATATAAATACCTCTTTGGATGGCGATTTAGATTTTTCAGTTATTAAAACAATGAATTTTGGATTAATTGATACAATAAAGATCGCTACAGGTAATGTTACATCTATTAAAAATTTACCAGATAAATTAAAAGAACTTTACATTGAAGGAAATCTTATTTTTGAAATAGATGTTCTACCTGCTTCCTTAGAAAAAATACATATTCATAACAATTTTATAAAGACTTTAGAAATAGCTAATTTGAAGAATCTCAAACAGTTACATTTAGATAATAATCGTATAGAGGTTCTCAATATACCTTCTGATACTCTAGAAGAATTATCTTTATCATATAATAAAATCAGATCTTTACAATTACATGGTCTTGTTAACTTAGTGTTATTAAATGTAAGTGAGAACCCTATACATGTTATTGAAGGATTACCTGAAAATATTATTGATTTTAGACATGAAAATACACCATCTATAGAATTTAGAAATTATGCAGCTGATTTACAAGGTTTTGTAAGTGAAGAAGAGCTAGAACAAAAAAAGAAAGAAAAGGAATTACAACAAAACTATAACGAGTCTTTACACAAATACTTTGAGTTAAAGGCAAAATACGAAAAGAAACAATATGAATTGAAAAAGAAGGCATTTTCTGCACAAAATACAAAAAAGGCGAAAAGAGCAGCTGTAAATTCTGTTGTTGCACCCTGTATTAAATGTAAAAGAAAGGTTGGTAGTTTATTTTATAAAGAAAATAATAATTATATTGCTATTTGTGGTGATAAAAAAGAACCCTGTAACCTTAATATTAAATTGTTTGATGGTCAAACAGCATTATTGGAAGAATATTTAGAAATTACCAAAGAAGATTTTAATGAAGCTAAAGAAAATATTATTAAACATAAATTGAATACACTATTTAATTATATTGATGAAGAACAATCTGCTGAATTATATAAAACATTTATGGAAGAATACAACTTAATGAATAAATACTTGCATGATTTATATAAAAAATATGATAATATTTATTTTAATGAAGTTAGAGATTCTACTGTAGATGATAAAAATAAAAAGATATTTGGTTATATGCAAGACATTGAAGTAATATTAAATGAATACAAAGAAAATCATAACGAAGAATTAATTAAAGAAGCTGTTAAAGTTCATGTTGAAAACATTCTTCCTGAATTGAGAAATATTAGACAATTACAAAATGAAATTAATGAAATGGAAATTGACCCCGAAACTAAAATAAGTAAAGTATTTACATTTCCTGTTGCTTTAAATAAATTAGAAGAACCTCACTCTCTTCCTCGTGTTGAATCTTTCATTTATTAAATAATAATTTATCAATACTATTATTTAATCGCAAGAGTTATAATTAGTAACACCGTCCCATAAAATATTATGTTCTACTGACCAAGCTCTTTTAGAACAATCTGCTGTTAATCCTGCTTTAAAGCCAGACCAGCCCTCATCCGAAAAATCAAAACGAGCAGGTAAATCATTAGCCGTATCTTCAGCAATATAACCAGGAGCTGCGGTTACAGATTCGGGTAATATTGAACCACCTTCACCTCCGTATAACATTCCAGTATTTAACTCACCACTGTCTGGAATTGCACATGTATAAGTGCCAGTATCTTCTTCTTTTACATTTTTCCAATTATCAGGACATCTCATTTTATTAGGAGGATAAACACCAAGAGCCATAGAATCACTAGCCATTTTTAAACCTAAATATGTTAATATAATGATTAATAATATTACAGCAACAGATATAGTGACTATATAAAAAATTTCCATCTATATATAATTTAATATAAAAAAAGCTAAAGTTATTTAGTTATAATTATTTCTTTACATGATATATAGAATGTTTCAATCAAATCCATTAGAAATAGATAATACAAATATGATTATTCAAAAACAACAATATAATGGGAGAGTAAATATTAGTGAGCCTGACCCTAATACACAATTTAAAATTCAAGAGAAAATCGCTATAAAAAATAAGGCCACCGAATATCGTGATCCTATAAAAAATGTAAATGAAGATACTTTATTAAGTCAATTATATTTTTCTGCTGAAAATGTGCAAATTCTTCAAAATGGTCTTAGAGCAGGAGTTTATAAAATGTCTAATGAAGAATTTTTAATCCCTCCTCAAAATGTAGATAATCTTAAAATTATTATGAGAAGCACCTTTTTACAATATTCTGAATATGACCCTGATAATATTACTGGGCAAATTAAGAGATTAAATGATTTAGTTCTTGGTTATGCCGTTCCTGCTGTTTATAAAGAAGCTATCGGTTATAAAAATTATGTAAGAGACCAAAGCACCATGGCAGTTCCTCTTGAATTACCCAAAAATAATGATAGAGATTATAAAGAGCTTGAATTCAAACAATTCATGTAATTTTATTTATAAAAAAATTTTTATAAATAAATTTAATTATACAATATTTAATTTACTTTTTCTTCTTAACTACCTTTTTTGTTTTGATTGTCTTTTCTGTTGATTCCTGAATCTTTTTTCTTTTTTCCTTATACTTAGCATATTCCTTTTCAAAACCTTCTAGTTCCTTTTTCCACATCTGTTCTAATGTTGTTGATTTTAGCGTTTCATATTCTTTTTCCATCTTTTCTTTCTCTTTTAATAGATGTGCCACATGTTCCTCTGTAACTGAATCCATCGGCATTTTTGTCAAATATTTATAATCGCCTTCCAATTTATCAAGTGAGTGTTTCATCAGTAACTCTTCAACTTGCACATTTGTTTTCTTACGAAGATCAACTTTTCCGTCTAGATTCAATAATATATATTTACTCTTATTTGATAATTTTTGCAATAGCTTTTCTAGATTTGCAATCAAATAGTCTTTTCGCTTCTTATACATATCCAGTCTTACTGGATAAAATTCTTCTATAATTTCATGAACTGACTTATATTTATGTAACTTGTGTTCATTATTAAACATATGCATATTTGTGCTTGATTGTGTTGTAGTTAATTTTAACATTTTCTCTACGCCATTTACACCATGTTCATCAATTTGACTTTCATAATCACTCAACTTACCTCTTGGAAATACAACAGTAATATCTACCTTTACTTCTGTTGATAAAGATGTAAAATCTCTTAGAGTAGGTGCAACCTTCTTACCATTTTTAGTAGAACCATCTACTAATGATTCCAAAAATGTAATATAAGGCATTGTCCATGTTCCAATAGGTAATTCTGTAATACGAATCTTATCATTATCTATTTTCTCATAAGTTCCTTTTATCAAATATTTATTATCATCCAACTTTGATACTGAACCTGTAAAACCTTCATAATAAGGCTGAAAATCCATATGAGTAATAGGTTTCTTTTTCAATAATAGCTTTAATGCCTCTACAATCTCTAGAGGATTATAAGCTAGCATATTGCATGAAAAGCCTGTTCCAATACCGCTAATACCATTAACCAAGGTAAATGGAATAATTGGAACATAATATTCCGGCTCTACAATGGTTCCATCATCATTTAGATAATGAAGAACAGGGTCATCTTGCTCAGGAAATATACATCTAGTCAATGAATTAAGTAATGTAAAGATATATCTTTCAGATGCACTATCATCACCTCCTTGAAGTCTTGTTCCAAATTGTCCATTTGGTTCAAGCAGATTAATATTATTTGAACCTACAAAATTCTGAGCCATATTTACAATTGCACCATTTAGACTTGCCTCACCATGATGATAAGCACTATGTTCTGATACATATCCTGAAAATTGAGCAACTTTAATTTCACTTGTTAATTTTCTTTTAAAAGCAGAATAGAGAATTTTTCTAAGGGAAATCTTCAAACCATCTACCATATTTGGAATAGAACGAGCACAATCATATGTGCTAAAATGAATCAACTCTTGATTAATGAAATCTTCATAATTTACATCTTTGTGACTTGTATTTAGATATGCATCTTTATTATAATTCTCAAGCCATCTCTTTCTATCATCTGTTCTCTTTTTATTGAAAATTCTATCAATCATATCATCACTACTATTTGTATGCACAAAATTGACAATTTTTTTGTTAGCAAAATAATCTTTAAATTCGGCAGATGTAGATGTTCCTAAACCCTTAAAATATTTAATATTCCATCCACTGGGTCCTTGTTCTCCAAATCCTTCTTTCCAAGTATTATACTCACCATCATTATAAAACAATTGTGTCTGACTTCCTTTTTTAGCTCTTAAAATAGGCGTATTCATAAATGAAATGAAGCCAGGAATCTTTGTTAATGCTCCCCATTCACTATGAAACATATTAATACAAAGTCCCTTAATATGGGAACCATCCAAATCTTGATCTGTCATATACATAATTTTTCCATATCGCAAATACTTATTTACTTCTTCTATATTTGTATATTCCTTACCTGATTCTAAACCAAGAATTTTCTTAATATCATTGATTTCTTTATTTTCGGCAATCTTTTTCATTTGCTCTCCACGAACATTAAGAAGCTTTCCTCTTAGAGGATAAATGCCAATAATATTTCTATCATCACTTGATAGACCAGAAACAATACCAGACAACGCTGACAATCCCTCACATAAAATCAAAATACAATCTTTGGATTGATTTGTTCCTGCAAAATTTGCATCAATGAAACTATTAATACCACGAATTGTTTTTGTTTTAGAACCATCTGTCTTCTTTACAAGCTTATTTTCTTTTGCTTCTGTAAGATTACATGCAACTTCCATAACACCCATCTTTGCGATTTTTTCAACAAACCCATCACTCACTGAACACGAAGAACCAAACTTAGCAGCTGGCGTGTTCATATAGTCTTTTGTTTGACTATCAAATGATGGATTTTCAATATCACATCTTAAAAACAACATAATCTGTTCTCTAATAGATGCAGCATTTACTTTTACCTTTTTCTTTTTCTCAATATAATCACACAGTTTTCTTACGATTTGATTGCTAATATAATCAACATGCTTTCCACCTTTAAATGTGCAAATACCATTTACAAATGATACTTGAACAAACTCATGAATTGGTGACAATGCAACGGCATATTCCCAACGCTCATCTGTTTTTTCATAAATTCTTTTGCTTTCTCCTTTACTTCCAATATACATATCTACATAATGCTGAAATGTCTTTACAGGAATTAACTCATTATTGTAAGTAATTTTTACTTTTTTAATTGAATGGTCGGTTGAAGCAGCAATATCATAAACACGCTTTTTCAACAGATTAAACATATCACTTGTAATACCCTCAATACCAAATCTCTTATAATCTGGTTTGAATGTTACTTTCGTATAAGGTGTTGCCGATTTACATTTGGTAATTTTGGGTTCGCCCATTTTGTCCAAATTATCATGAAATTCTTGCACATACTTTAGACCACGAATATGATCTACAGTTTCAATCTTTCCATATGTTGACCAAATTAATACAAGTTTAAATCCAAATCCATTTTTACCACCTACAATACGCTTTTCGTTTTTATTGTAATTTGTTGATGTGCGAAGATGTCCAAAAATCATTTCTGGAATCCATATGTCATATTCTGGATGTTTTGCAATATCAATACCATTTCCATCATTTGTCATTGTAATTGTTCCATCTTCTGAAACTTGTGTATCAATATAAGAAACGAATTTTTTATGAATATTAGAAGATTGAATCATGCGAATCACATGGTCACGACAATTCACAATACCTTCATCAAATAATTTATATAATCCTGGAATATATTCAATATTTTTTAAAGCAATCTTTTTTGTTTCATTATCATAAATCCACATACTTGCATCTACATTTTCAACAGAACCAATGTAAGTATCTGGATTATCTAGAATATGCTGCTTATCAGTCTTTTGCTGATACACATTTGCTAAGTCTTGGTCACTACTTGAAGATTGCATGTTACTTACTAATAATAATAATATTTTTTTATTTCAATTTTTTATATACATATATTAATGACATCAAGCCGTTTTGATATTAAAAAATTTTGTGAAGGAAATAGTTGTCCGCGTGTTAGCTATAATAAAGTTGCAACTGGAGGAAATGACCCTACAATGAGCACTAAAATGCGTTATGCACAGTATGTTCGCGGACAAAAAACAAGAGCTGTAGTCAATATTGTTCCAAGTGATTTTGTAATAAATAAAATTGCACCATATTATCGTTTTCCATTGGGTCAAGCTCAAGGTACTATTCGTTAATCAATTATTTATTTAGGAATTTTATCTACGCAAATTATATAATGAGTGAACTTAAACCTGAAGTTATGTCAGGCGGAAAGCCTATGCAAAGAGTTGGAAGTCGTCGTCAAGTAAAAGTTTATAAAACTGCTAAGATGACTCCTGGAGGTCTTACAGCTAAAGATTTAGTAATAAACAAGCACGGAAGAATTGTATCCAAGGCAAAACACGATATTGGTGATAAGTTATTGTTGAACTTAACCAGAAAGGGCTGGTACACCAAGAAGGGAAAATTTGGTTCCAAGCAAAACTTGAAGAGAGCTAAGAGAGATAAGAAAAACAAAACCCAAAAGAAGGGTAGAAAGGGAAGAAAAATGAAGGGAGGTATGAGTGAATTCTCCGCCGATAAGCCTTTAGAAGGTGGTGAGGAAAAGGAAGCTTTTGAAGGAGGAGAAGAGAAACCTCTTTTAGAAGGTGGCGAAGAAGCTCAATAAATTCCTAATTTAAAATAATTATATATTATATAAAATTTATAATATATGACAAAATTGAAAAGAACAGAAGATGGAGGATATCTAATTAAGGGAAAAAAATACGAAACCTTACGTGGGACCCGTCGTCAAGTATATGAATATGAAACCGCTTATAAAACCGCTGGAGGACTATTAAAAGGAGACTTAGTGCAAAATGACAAAGGCAGAATCGTTTCAAAAGCTAAATTTGATGATGGACCCAACCTTTTGAAAAATCTAACAAAACGAGGATTTTTTACCAAAAAAGGAAAATTTGGACATACCAAAATGAAAACTAGAAAATTACGCAAAAAACTCACACGAAAAAATAGAAGAAAAATGAAAGGCGGAAGCGATATTGATGAAGCAAGAGATAAAATACAAGAGGTAAAAAAACAGATTAAACTTATTAGTAAAGATGCAATTCTTAACAATATTCCTGAAAATGTCCGAGAACAAATTCCAGAAGATATGATAAACTCATTATTAAAACCATTAGAATCATTATTTAAAGCAAAAGATAAATTAGAAACAAAACTTGATGAATTAGAAAAGGCATTAGATGAAGGTGAGAAAGAATTAAATGAAAAGGTAACAGAAATTACAGATTTAATAGATGAAGAATTAGGAGAGAAAAAAATAAATGATTTAATAGATACATTGAAAATAGGTGTAACTAATATGGCTTTAAAAGTTCCAAAAGAAGCTGTTAGAACTGGTCTTATAAAATTTATGGAACCAATAAGAGAAGAAATGAAGAACAAAATAAAAGAAATAGCAAAGTCTCCAATATCAACAGCTGCAGAAGTTGCAAATTCTATTCAAAAAGAAAAACCTGCTGAAGAAGAACCTGCTGAAGAAGAAAAAAAAGAACTTGCTGAAGAAGAACCTGCTGATATAGAAAAAATGGAAGAAACACTTGATCCAAAAACACAAGATAAAATTAACGAACAACTTGCAGCTGTGAAAAGAGAATTAGTTGAGGCAGAAATATCTCCAAAAGTTGGAGCAGAAGAAACTGAAAAAAAAATAGAAGAAATGACTAAGGAAATGGGAGGAAAAAAGAAATCAAAAGGAAAAAAATAAGATCATAATATATATATTACATTATGGTCAGTAAAAGAAAGACTCTAAAAAATAAAAAAATTAAAAAAACGAAAAAATCAACCAACAAAAAGAAAAACAAAAAGACACGAACAAGAAAACAAAAAGGAGGAGAAGAGGAACAAGAACGATTGAATAAATATTTCTTATCCTTAGCAAGAATTGGAAGTGTGAAAAAAATGAAAAATTTTTTAGAAAAAGAAAAAAAGAAAAGAATTGAAAGAATTGAAAGATGTTTAGAAAATAACATTGATTTTGATGTTAATACAAAACACGAATGGAATAATTATTCTCCAGCCCTTATTGATGCTGCAATATATGGTCACACTGATATTGTAAAACTTCTATTAGAACATTATCATGCTGATGTGAATATTACAAATAAAGATAATAAGAACGCTCTTACGGCACTAATTATTTTTAATTCAAGTATTACACCCGAAATTTATGAGAAACATGTAGAAATTATAAAAATATTATTGGATGCAGGAATTGATGTGAATAATGAAGACAGTTATGGTAATAATGCTATTCAATTAGCAGAAGTTTATGAGCGTGATGATATTGTTGAAATATTAAGAGAACATTTTTTAAACCAAAATATGCAAAAGCATAAAGAAGACCAAGATGAACGATTATTAAAATGGAGTATTATGGATAGAGAGAAAATTCCAGAAAAAGTAGCTAATAGTATTGTAAATGAATATGGCGGAAAATAATTACAAATACCATTGACTTTTTAAGAATTTATTATCAATAATATATTCTTGACATGTTTCATTAACATATTTATCAAAATACATTTTATTAGCAATAATAGTTTGTGATACAGTATGCATAGCTTTACAATAATATATGTAAATATCATATAAACTAATATTTGGATAATTGGTGTTATCGGAAGTAGAATCAGTAACATATTTTTCTCTAACCATATCACGATAATTTTCCAAAACTACTTGTATATCACCCTGTTTATCCCATAATCTACATTTCATACCTTGAATATATTTACCACTTTCAATTTCAATGTGTGGATAATAATAATTCAATAAATCAATAATCTGTTCTTCGTTCAAGGAAATATTACTCCATTTTTTAAATAAAGTCATAACTTCATCAATTTCTAAATCAGTTTCATTTGTATCTGTTTCCATTTGTGTGTTCCAAAAGTCAATAAATTTTTGAATAATGGGAAGATGTTTACTATATATACCATAAAAACAATCTTCATTTGAGTCATAATGGTCTTCAAGTATAGATATTAAATGTGTCTTTAAAGAGTTCATAAAAACCATAGAGGGTATGTTTTTTCTTTCTAAAAACTGTTTCCATAAGTATTGCATATTTTTCCAAGTAATAGCAATATTTTTATTAGATGCATCTTGTTTATCCAAATTATGGGTAACAAACTCATTAATCAATGTATTGCTATCAGTGTTTGCAATATACATTATTTTTTCGTTTAATTTAACATCATTGCAATGAGATTGAATAAAATTATCAGAATTTTCATAGCGAATAGAATAATGACAAGCAACACAAAAAAGGTTCAATGCATGTTTTTCCAGAACATTTTTCCATAAATGTTCATTTTTAATACTTTCATTAATAGACAGTATTCTACAATTAGTATAATCATGGTCTTTATATTTATACTTAATACTATTATGCAAATCCAAATCAAAAAACATTTGACATTTATTATTTAATGTTCTCATAAATTGTTTTGCACAAATATTAATAAAATGAGATAGATTTCTATTTTTTTTAAGTATATTATCACCTAAAACAATAAGGAAATATTTAGTTTCTGGTTTATTTCTAAAAAATAATGGATTTAATAGATCTAATACATTTTGAATAGTAGAAGATTCAGGTATAGAATTGATAATGTTCTGTTCCTTTATTTTTTTCATGATATTAATCTTAGTTTTTTGTTTCCAAGCCATAAGACTTTTTTCTTTTGTAATGCTAGTTAAAATATCTTGAAGAACAATATCTTCACTGAGAACATTATAATCAACACCATCATATTTAAAAAATAATTCACTTGAATTGCAATAATAATAACGATTATTATCAATAAAACGATTAATAAATTGGTCTTGTTCAATGCTCATTCCATTCATACGATTAACACGCTCTTCATGTTCATTTTTGATATTCTGCATTGTATTTTCAAGTTGTTTTTGTAAATAATTATTAAGTTTATTAATCATATAAGGGTCATCTTGGTATTTTAGATATAAACTTTCTACAATCTTTTTTGACTGCAGAATGTTCTCGTCCATAACAATATATAAAATAATATATTTTTTCTATATTATTTTAATTTAAATAGAAACAACTGTTTTACTTTTCATTGTTTGGCAATCAACTGCATCAACCGCTGAAATTTTAAGATATTTTGAAATGGATATTCTAGAATCAAGTAAATCATTTTCTGGCATAACAGCAAACCAATTATATTTAGTTCTTTTTAATAATTCATCAGCTGGTATATGCACACCATAAATATATTTACCAACATCTAACAACTTTTCTTCCATTAAATCATCTAGTAAAATAGGTTTTTTCTTATTATCCTTAACGCCAACTTCTTTACCATCTACTAAATTAATTTTTCCAATCTTACATTCGGACATAAGAGTAGTTGAAATATATCCTTTAAAGTCACTTTCAGAACTAAAATGACCAGATTTTAGTTTATTTTGAAGAATGGAAATAATATTTAATAAATCTTGATTATTCTTTTCAGCACCACAGATATAAATATCCGGAACAAACATATAATTATCTGTTTGTCTAACTAAATCATTTATTTTATTAACATTTTCAGTAACAAAGAACTTATTTTGAGCTGTATATTTTTCATAAAAAGGTAGTAATCTTCTTAAACAAATGAAAGAGTTAGGAATAACTAAACCACCATAATAATAAGAAAGCATTAACATTCCAAGTTCTCTAAAATGTGTTTTCATAGGTTCAGCCATATTTTGTAAATCAACATCCCAAGAAGGAATCAATTTCTTAAAAGAATTATCGTCAATTAAACAAATATTGAAATCATCACTGTTATAATTTAATATAGACTTGATAGTAAGGTGCAAGTAAGGTTGATTTAAATCTGTATTGTTTCTAGATTGAAAGCTTTTCCACATTCTAGAATTAACTTCATATTTTGAGTGAATAAACATTTTGGGTCTATTGTATCCATATAATGGAGAATCATTAAGTAAATAAGTTTGGATCTTTTGATAATCATCTTGTTCTTCTTTCTTTGAGTTTCTATCGTTCATTTTTGTTATAAAAAAACTTAATATAATAGCTCCAACAGATACCAATGCAATTTTAGATAAGTCTTGATTTTTAAACATATTATAACTTTATATAGTATGTTTTTATATTTTATTTAACATGAAATTAAAAGTAAATTAAAAAATCAATATTATATTTAGATTTATTATATTTCATTTTTGAGGTGAACATAATATTATTGTGCTTGCATATTTGTCTTACTATATTTGTAAATGACTTATAAGTCATGTCCCTTTCTAAATAAAAATATTTACCTAAATAATAATATTCCTTTAAAGAGTCACAAAATCCCTTGTATAAACCATTGAACACTAATTTTTTGTAAGCATTATAATCTATTAAATAATACTTATCTGTTTTTAAACATATTTTATCTAATAGTTCAAACAATAAATCATTAGGTATATTTTTTTTAAATATTTGTGAGTTCATTTCTTTATTAATGGATATACTTTAACATTATTTTTTTATTATATAATTTTCTAAATAATATTATAAAATTTGTATTTCCATTATCTTTATATATTTCTTTAATAATTCATACATAATTGACAGTAGAGACTAATAGCTTCATCAATTGAACCACCTCGTTTTAAATATTTTACACATTCTTGACAAAAATATCTTTTACATTCACGACAATAAGTTCCATTACAATGAATCATACATTTATTACAATTTTTGCATAATATTAAAAAACTAAAAATATGGTTAATAGTATCTTCATTCATTATCAAATAATAACTTATTTTTTTTATTATTTAATCTAATTAATTAATTTAAGCTACTTTTTCTAATTCTTCTTCTACTTCTTCAACACTAGCGATTTATTTTTCTTTTGGCTAGAAGACGAGCAATATATGCTTCCTTAGCAGCCTTCTTAACAGCTTCCTCAGCAGCTTTCTTAGCAGCTTCTTCCTCAGCAGCTTTCTTAGCAACTTCTTCCTCAGCAGCTTTCTTAGCAGCTTTCTTAGCAGATTCTTCCTCAGCAGCTTTCTTAGCAGCTTCTTCCTCAGCAGCAATACGTGCAGTTTCTTGTTCATGAAAAATACGGGAAGCTTCTTCTAGAGCAGCTTTTTTAGCTACTTCCTCAGCAGCCTTCTTAGCATTTTCTTCTTCGGCAGCCTTCCTAGCATTTTCTTCTTCAGCAGCCTGCTTTTCGGCTTCTTCAGCGGCACTACGTTCAGCTTCTTCCTGAACAGCCATATTAACGAGATGTTCAGCGTATTGTGAAGCTATGTATTCATCATAAAGTTTCTTATCGCTTTCTATTCTAGCCATCGGATTGTCTTCTAAATCAGCAGTTTCAGGTTTATTTCTACCTTTCAAGTTAAAACTAAACATATAATATTTTATTAGAATATTAAATATAATAAAATATGATTATGAAATTATAACTTATTTAATATTATTAATTTAATCTACTTTTTCCAATTCTTCTTCTACTTCTTCAGCACGAGCAGCTTCTTGTTCAGCAGCAACACGAGCTGCTTCCTCTTCAGCGGCAACACGAGCGGCTTCTTGTTCAGCAGCAACACGAGCTGCTTCCTCTTCAGCGGCAACACGAGCGGCTTCTTGTTCAGCAGCAACACG